GTTTTTTTTACTTCCAGGACGACATACCCGCCGCCCTTGCGCCGTATCTCTACATCGTTCCCACGCTTCAAAATGGCCTCTATGGCCTTGATAATCTCAGGGTTCATATCTGCGCCCTCAAAAAGCTAAAAAATTTTATTCTTTACGATTCTACGCCCCTTATATCACATTGGAGGGGCTTTGATACACATTTTTGCAATCCACAAGCAAAAAATCGCAAAAGAAAACCCCGCAGCGGATAACCGCCACGGGGTAGGGAAGGGTATATGCAGTTTCGGCAGGTTAGCCGCCGTTTTCCAGTTCATCCTCTAGGATTTGCCGCCATTCGTCCATATGCCCCTCAGCAGCAGGGCGTAGAAATGGGTGCGGTGGTCTTCTGCTTGTGCCCTCTTCCTCAAACTGCGCATATTCAACATCGGTTCCGATATACACAGCGTTGCCATCCACACAGTTTGTAATGCTGTTTCGCAGTCGCCCGGTGATAACGTGGCACAAATCTTTTGCGTAGCTTTCGCATTCCAGCCCGATTCTCACCAATGCCCGGCGAATGGCCGCTTTGATTCCCTCGGTGATTTCCTCTGTGAAATCAGTGATATTCAAATCCACATGGAAATCTCCACCGCCGCTGGAATAATGGGTGTTGTTTGCCATACCTTTTTACTCCTTCGTTAAACCCTATCTTTGAAAAAATCTGCCCAATAGGGATTCTCCCTGTCAAAAATTTCCTTTTCTTCAGCGGAAAGATTCCACGGGTAGTCCTGAAACATATTAAAGAATTTCTTTTTATCAAAGGTAAAAATCCATTCTCCTTTGACATCATCGGCGTTATCCACCCACCAAATTCTATCAGATGGGTTATTTTTGAAAAGCTTACTTGATTGTTCCATATCTGCCCTTCCTTTGTTCGTTTTCTACCGTATTCAGGTAGCCCAACAACGATTTAAAATCATCAGTCCCGAAATTGCTGTCCGTAATGTTAATCATAAAATCCAAATGCTCGCCGTGGCCACTTGCGGATGAGCACCCAAATCTATTGGTAAGTGTATATTTTGGATTCTTATTGAAATTCGTCCATCCACTGTTTACCGCAGACTGTAGTTCCAAGTATTGAAGAACACCGGATTCATTTTTTCTAACAATTGCAGCATGACGGCCTACTCCCAAATAATATTCCTTTCCAATCTCACACTTTTTAAGGAAGTTATTCGCAAGTGTGCAAGAGGTTTTTCCGGCAACATCACCGTAATGCAAAGCAGAAACACCGTCAGCCTTTGACAATTCAAGCAGATTCCTTGACTTTGAAAAAAAGTACCGACTTTCGCCATCTCTAAAATCCAGCACATCCCAGCCCTGCTTTTGCCCGACATACGCAAGCGCAACAGAAGCGCAAGAGCCTCTTGTCTGGTCGCCTCCGGCCAAAGCGGAAATAATCTGGTCATCTGTGATGTTCTTCGTCCTTGTTTTTACCGGATTATAATCCAATTTGACTGTCTTACTTGTCGCTTCCAAATCTTCAAGCAACTTTTTATAATGGCTTTCGCTGGACTTGATGGGCGTGGACAGAATGTTTTCTTTTACCATACCGATATTTTGTGAATAATCTGTGATAGTTTGCCATTTATTTTCGCTTGATATTTCTTTCCCAGCCTTCCACTCCTCATAACTCGCCGCGCCCAGCTTGGCCGCTCTGGGTGCATTCTGGTCGTGGAATTTATCCACAGATACAACGGTGCATCGGCAGTTGTACACCAGATACCCCGGTGCGCTTGGGTCTCCGGGGTATTCCAGCTCGTAGCCGTCAACCTTGAATTTCTCGCCGATATCCACCATTTGCCCATCAAGAAGCCGGTGGGCGTGGCGTGTTCTCCCATCCAGAGTAGCACGCCACATTTGTTTCAGCTGGATTCCCATAGCTGCCGCTTGCTTGTAAGTGTTGATTCTCCCGGCACATTCCGCCGCAGTGGTGGCCGTCCGGGCACTCCGGATAGCTGCCGTGCGGTCCATGCCAAGTATCCTTTGCAGCCGGTCCCCGATGTGTAGTATTGATTCGCCCTGCAAAATTCCCTGTGTAATGGCTATGTTCAGGTGTTGCCGGTTCCACCGTTCATCCAGCGGCACATTGACGGAGGGGAGTGGGAGGATTTCTGGTTTCTCTCGAATCAGGCGCTCAACGGTGCTGTGGTCGTAGAGCGTCCAGGACAGATCAAGCCCAGTGTCACGCTCGATGGAGTACGCCGCATAGTTGGCGTTTAGGGCGTACACCTCCGTCAGGTCGCCACGGACAATCTGCATGGCTATTTTATCCGAATTGACGTAATCCGCCGTCAGCGTGTCAACCAAGGCTTTCAGACGGCCACTCTCAACCATTTTCCCTTTACGCCATGCCAGATAGTCAACTTTCGGCAGCTTCCCGGCATACACAAGGGCGGCTTTCTGCTTGTCCAGACGTTCAAAGTCCTTGTACCACTGCGCAAGCTTCTGCTGCATCTCCTCGGATGCCTGCTTGTAGACAGCGGCCACACGCTTTTCTAGCGCTTCAAGCCGCTTGTCCGTCTCCCGGTGCCCATAGTCGGACATAGGTTAGCCCTCCGGCGGCTGCTGTTCCTGCCGTTCCTTCTGTTCCTCCTGGTTCTCTTGGAGCTGTTGCGTATTCTGCAACAACTGATTCTCCAACGCCCCCATGCGCTTCATATCGGCCTCGTCCCGGCGGCGCAGGATGTCCGGAACCTCTTCGGGGAGGATAAATGGCAGATGGTTGAGGATGGTTTCATCGTCCAGGTATTCAGCGGCGGACAGGATCATGTTGGTTTCCTCTGCCTGGTTGATTACCTTGTTCCACTGGAAAGAAGGTTCCGGGTTGTCGATACCAGCCACGGCGCAAATTTGCCGAATGAAAGCAATCAGAAAGTACTCGAAGTCCGCACATTTGTTATCCTGTGGCTGATACGCTGCCGCAATCTCCGTGGCGGTCTTCTCAGCCCCAGCCAGGGCCACCACGTCAAGCATCTGGGCATCTTCGTACAGATCCCGACGCAGGATGTCCAGCATCGTCTTTCTGGCTTCTACGGGCACGTCCAGCGTCACAGGCGTGGCATCTGCACCACCGTCACCGTCTCCCTCTACAGCGGCAGCCCGGACAGACCGGATGCGCTGCACAAACTTGGCAAGGTCGGGGTCGTCCATTGCGCCGGTGTTTTTCAGGAGCCAGTACACGCCAGAAGCGTCAATCTGATTGGCGAATCCTGATTTCACAAAGTCGTAGCAGTCAATTGACTCTCGCAGTCCCACAATCTCGCTCTCGCGGGTGTCGTTGCCGTAGAGCACAGCAATTGGAAGGCGGGTATAGTTCTCGTAGCATTGATCCATGATTCCCAGATCGTTCCCAATCTCTTTGAGCACATAGCCCCGCTTTTCCGCCATCTGCTGGGCCGGGTCGCTGCCCATTGCGCTCCACTCGCTGATTCCATCCGGCTCGTAGAGTGTTGCCCGGAAAATCTGTTTGTTGCCCACGTCCCGGAACCAATACCGGATACCGGCCATAAGCTCAGAGGTGTTTTCATCGGGCAGGGGAGTGAAGCCGGGGTTTCCGGGGGTATCGGCGAAGGAAAACACTTCTAGGTGGTCCAGATTCCAGTAACCGTATGCCACGCCTTGAGCCAAGGCCAGCTTTGCCGCCTGTTGCAGCTTGTTGTCGATGTCACTGCCCAGTTTTTCCTTTCCGTCCATGGTCACGCCGTTTGCCAGAATGTACCCTGCCTCCTGTGTCACCAGGCGGCGAAACATCAGCGTTTTGAGCCGGTAATCACTGGACCAAATATCTCTTGTTTTGTTCCCGGACAGGGTAAAAATGGTCTTTTCCAACTGCTCGATGGTTAGATTTCGCTTATTATAATAAGCCATCCCAACCACGGCGTTTTTGTATGCCTTACTGCCCATTTGGTCCCGGACAGCGTCCCGAAGGAACTCTCCTACGGTGCCCTTGGCAATGGCTTCCTGCAAATCCTGGTATGTTTTCATTTGTCCCTCCAATGTGTAATATCACAGCAGAGCCGCCGCAGCCGGTGGAAGCTCCGTGTTTTTCTTTACCTTGTACCGCATGATTGTGTTGCAAAAATAGCGGATATCGTCCATAGCATGGTCATTTTCTTTGACGACGCTATCGTCATTCTTTTTTTCGTCCCAGCAATATAGGCCAAATTCTCGAATGCTGTCTACGCAAGAGCGGTGTATTTTGATGTTACCGTCTTTTAAATAGGTGGCGGTCCTCCGGATACCGTCCAGCACATTGTTATTTGCTGCCAAAACCTTAAATTTTCGCTTTTTCAAGGACGTGATAAATGATGCTGCTGATGGGTCTACAATTACTCGCTTAATCATGTAGCCACGGGCCAGATCCTCAATTGCGTCACAATGTTCTTCATCCGTTTTGTTCCGGTTGCTCTCCCTTCCCGAATAGTAGTATTCCTTGATTCGGACGGCTTTATCACCAGTGACGCTCCACAATCCAGCGGAACAGGGGTTTCTTGTTCCGTAGTCTACAGATATGTAATACTCTGCTCCTTCCGGGCAGTCGTCGGTGATGTTGGCTTCCCCGAAATCATACACCAGGCCTTCCGCCAGCACCCACAGACCCAGGATGTACCGCTGGTAAAATACGCCGGTATACATCCGCTCGTATCGTTCCCGGATTTTTGGAGCAAGACTCAGGTTGTCGGACATCGTGAAATGCACATGGAGCGCATTCATTTCTTTCGCCGCCAGCACCCACTTTTTGTTAAACCAGTGCTCCGGGCCGCCAGGGTTGCAGTTAAACCACAGTTTGGAGCCATCCACGGAACACCGGGCCGTGACCTGTTCCACAAAGGACTGTGGCATCAGGGCCACCTCATCCAGCAATGCTCCGGCTAGGGTAATGCCCTGGACCAGAGTATAAGAACTTTCATCACGTCCTCCAAATAGATAATAGACGTTCTCCCGTCCGCATCCATCCGAAACAATGAGCTTGTGTTCCTGCTGTTTTTCCTCGATATGGAGATCAGGCGGCACCCAGTCGGACAGATGGATAATTACATTCCGGCGCAAGCTCTGGATGGTCCGCCCACAAATACCGAACGTTTGTCCGTTAAACCGTGACATACTCCACAGGATAAAGCCCACAGCCATACTGACCGTTTTCCCCGATCTGATGGAGCCGTCGCAGATGATAGCGTCCCGGTCCTGGAATTTCGGCTGATTCCACCAAAGCATAGCCAGCTTTTGGCGCTTACTCAACTTCTGGTAAATCATCCGTGTTTATCTCCCCAGTGGCCGCAATGGCTTCAAGCAGGTTGTTTTTCTCCCCAGTCCCGGCACTCTGATCTCGCTTGTCAAACAGGCCGTATCGCTTGCCCAAAAGCTCGGCAGCCTTTAACCGCTCCTTTTCATCCGGTGACTTCTCCATTTCTCTGGCCTGTGACATATAATCGCCGATGTTTTCTACAACCACAACGGATGCCCTAGACCGTCCACGCATGACAGACGTGAGGTATTTTAGCACTTCATCCTGATTTGCTATCAGCTGCGATTCTTTTTCGGCCATCCGCTGGTCAATGCAATTTTTGATCTGAGGTTTTATGAGGTTGTCCGCAGCTGTGCGATATGCTGTTTTAGGCGAATACCCGGCTCTGATTGCGGCCTGGGTAGCGTTCAAGTCAATCAAATATTCATCCACAAATCGTTGCTGTTTTGCCGTTAATTTTGCCACAATCTCACCACTTTTCTAAAATATTTGTTGACATTCGCACTATATCGTGCTATAATAAATATATCAAATGAGAGGGGGTGAATCCAATGGGCAAGTACGAAAAGAAGCCCATCAGACACGTCAACTGGCGGCAAACCTTAGTTGATGGACTAATGAGCTTCTTCGTTGGGCTGGTGTTGATGGTAATCGGTAAAATCATTGACTAAACCCAGCCACCATACAGGGGGAAACCCCTGTATGGTATGCCCATTATATCAAACCGTTGTCTGTCCGTCAATTGTTTTATTAGGAGGTAAATATGGGTATTGTTGGTACTGTGGGTCTTATCGTTGTGGTATACTCCGTAATTAAAATCTGCGTAGCTGCGTACCACATCTGGAAGGAGAAACACGATGGAAAATGAATATCTGTCCGTCACCGAATACGCCCAAAAGGTGGGCCGGGATGTTTCCAGAATCCGGCGTATGCTGATTGCCGGAACTCTGCCAGGAAAGAAAATCGGGAATCAATGGATCATCCCTGCCGATGCCCAATTGCCGGATGATAAGCGCATCCGGTCTGGAAAGTATATCAAAGCAAAATCCGAATAGCACGGTAACCCTGTCACTATGGCAGGGTTTCCCTTTTATCACTATTTTATATCGAGCGGGGGGGCAATGATACACATTTTTACAAAAACCCCATTTCCTGCGCCACGGCGTAAATAAACTCTTTGTTCCAGTTACAAGCCGTACCCTCCGATATATTCAGCTGCACGGCGGCACCAGGAACATTGTACCGCCGTTTGATATAAACCAATTCTATCAGCGCCAACCGTTCATCTCCCCGGTACTGGCCCTTTGTTCGGGCCAGTACCTTTTTCACGGCCATATCTGATATGGATTCCTGCAAGGTCGCTGGGACCTTGCCGCCTACGCTGTGCATAATTGATTTTTTTACATAATCGTACCACCAGTATTTCGGCCTAGACAAAGCCCCAACTCCTTTCTCAGCATAACTATCAAACGATAGTCGTATTGGCAAGCCCAGCCATAAAACTAATCGGTGTTGAAATTGCAAGCAGCTTTGTAAGCGCCGCCATTCGCTTCACCGTTTTTGCTTTGCTTGCCGCTTCATACAGTGCCGCAATACATCCGTATCCCTCCATCTTGTCCACGGCCAATACGTAGGATGTTGCCTGCAATGCTTCCGAAAACCATCCAGGAACGCTGCCACCCATATAGGTTGCCATAGTCCTACGGATAATCTTTTCAGGATCAACCCCATCATCTTCTTCGGTTTCTTCCCATACTCCGTCCTTGGCGACCTGCTTAATAGCTGCCGCCTTCCGTTTCTTCCGCTTTTCGGCGATCCGCTTTTCCTCCGCTTCTTTCAGAGCATGAAAAGTCATTACGTACACATCTTGTGCGAAGTCTGTGGTAACCGGAATCAGCGGGGCGATAAAGTTCCAGCAGTCCATGTAGGTGAGTTCATTGCTCATTTTTTTGCTTCTTTTCCAGCCATTGCAGGAATTTCTCTCTGTTCCGGCGGTATTCATGGATAAGGCGTTAATCATTGTTTTTCTCCTTCCCTTTCCCGTAGCTGCAAAAATCGCTTTCTAAATGTCTTCCGCGCCGCTTCCTGCATCCGCCTTCCAATTCTAGCAGGTCTTCGCCATTGCGGGAGCCCCTGCTCCCATACGGTTCCCAGAACTTGCATTCCCGGCACCGGATGACAGGGACGGCATCAACGGTTGGCGAAATGTACTTGATTATGTACGCCGCTTCCGTGTACCCCTCTGCCAAACTATCAAGATGCTTTTCGCCTTGCTTTATCAGATTTTTCGTATTCTGGTACTCTGCCCGGAACAATTCCAGTGCGTTGTCTGCATCAATCAGCCGCATTTTCCGCACCTCCTGGATTAACACAGCACCTTTCCGAAATGTAGAACCCGTACCCAGGGCGCAAAACACGCTCCACGGGGATTCCAAACAACGTTACCGTTACCTTTCCGTTCTGCCCCCTAATCAAGGCAACCTCCCTTGTGGCTTCCGTGACTACATCATATGCCCCACGTTCCAACAGAATGGCCCCTGGATCATGACCAATTCGTTCTTTGTACAAAAGCACCGCCACTTGAATAGTGGTCAGTAACCGGTTATTCAGAGTCATTTTCCTTTTCCTCCCTTTCCAGAAACGCCCTCCAAATCCATTTTAGCGCCGCAGTGGCAATACGGGTATCTCCGGAAAGCCTCCCCGTATTCTCCGAATATCAGCAGACGGTGCAGGTTGAAGTTATCAACTTTGCGGCCACACACGGAGCATTCCAGGCATAAGGTACGTTCATCCGAAACCCGGATATTCCATTTCCCGCGCCGCACAGGCTCCACATCGGCGGGCAAAACGCAGTCTACCAGGTTGCAGGCACATTCCGCAGCATCTTTAACCAGAAGTACGGAAAGTATCTGCTTGGCCGCCTCCCGGCTTATGTAATCATCCATTGTCAGCCCTCCTGTTCCAATCCTCCGCCGCCATGGTAACGGCCCGTTCCATTGTTGCCGCACCATGCTGCACCGCTAGGTGTCCCCGCCGAAACAGCGGCTTGCACCGCACCTCCACCCAGGCCCCGCAGCACCCGAATGCACGATACCGTACCTTCGGAATCCGCCCGCAAACCGGGCAGGGCTTCAATTCGATTTCTTTCATCGTTATCTCCTTCCTACGGCAAATCCCAATAAGATTTCATTTCCTTGCCGATCTCCACCGCCAACTTCGTGGCGATGATTCTGGCGTGTTCGTACTGGGCTTTTATACCCAGTTTATAATTGCCTTCCCACTTCTTTTTCGGGTGCTTTTTAGCTTCCCGAATATTCGCATCGTTCGCCGTTACAAGTTCTGCTTGGTACAGATTTAGCAGCCGTACAAGCTCCTGCTTTTCTGCAATGTTCATTTTCCAGCCCTCCTGTCCCCTAAAATCTGGTCAATCACATCCATACATTCGGCTACGATCTCCTCGGTGGTCCACTTTTTTGCAAAACCGAACGCATATTCGTGCATTTTCCCAAGGTATCCGTCATAGTCCATGTAGTGTGCATAATCCCACCCGATATAGCATCCTTCTCGTTCTACAGTTGCTAACCTATAATTGGTATAAGTCACGCCGCCGTGACAGACTATATCATCTGGGTTGATTTCCATGCTTCCGATTGGAGCAATGTCCACATAAGCGCAAGGATGTGTTCCGAAGCTAAGCACGTAGTATGGGATTCCATGGTATTCACCGTCTGCAAGGCGGATGGGTCCAATTCGGTGATCGCAGTATACCATTGGTTCTAGTTTCTCCATGTTATCTCCTTCCCGCCCGGGTTGCCCCCCGGGCTTTTAAATGCCTCGATTTCGAGGCGGTTAACCATCATTTCCGTGGATGCACGAAAATGATCTAGCCAAACCTTTTTTTCGTTACCGCCATGGGGAACTCTTCAATCTCGCTTGCCCACAGGCAGCTCCCTTTTCCGTTCAGCTGCTCCCAGATAAGCGGGAATCCGCCGATCCCGTCAAAAAGGCTTGCCATGGTTGCATCACGCTCATACTGGGCGCAAATCCGTTTCAGCACCCATTTCCAGGGCGGTAAAGCAATGGAGTTGCCAAGAGCTTTGTATCGGCTAGAATCGGTGGTTTTTCGTTTCTTACCCTTGCCGTCCACCCATTCACCGATGTCCGTCCAGCCGTCCGGGAATCCCTGCAAGCGCTCACACTCCAGGGGGGTCAGCCGGCGAACCGTCATAGCCTCTCGGACTACGTTGTTCAGGTTCAGGCTTTGGCCACCCGTGGATTTTGCTTGCAGCGTCCCGTTTGTATCCGGGTTTTCGGTTCCATGCCGGCAGTCCACGGCGCACACAAGATTTGCGGTTCCGTCCTTGCCGTCCCTGGCCTGGCAGGTCCCGGCTACGTTGTCCAGGTCGTAGCTCCCAAAGCGCTGTTGCCGGAACATAATTGGCACGTTTCCGCCACCGGTCCCCATTCTGGAGGTCAATGTGTGGCAGGGTTTCCCAGGCTCCGGGCGGCTACGATTCACAGGGCTTGTGATTTGCGCCGGGTCAAACACTGTCACAAGGGGTTGGTGCCCGTGCTCCTGCGCCCGGAGTGTGCCGGAAACATTCTCGGTCACGCCCATCACTCTTCCGCCCTGGTCGTTGAGGCAGAAAACCGTCTGGTCGTTGTTGCAACCCAAAGTCCCGGAAAGCTCTTTTTGTACTAAGGCTCCTTTACCGCCTCCGTCACAGCCCCCCCCGGATTCTGACTGCATAAGCAGCGCCGCTTTCAGAGCTTCCGGCAGGTCTTTTCCTCGTCTCGCTGCCCGGTTGAGGATCCCCCGACAAGCCCTTGCGGACAAATAGTATTTCGGGTGCGGTGAGACCTCCAAAATCTGCGACAAGTGCGATTCTACGCCGTCTCTGGGGCACTCCCCAAAACTGTGCATCGAGTACCCGCCAAGCAACGCTCCATCCGTCACCCATGAGGCATCCGCTTGTAGGCCATCCTTTTTCAGGCACAGGAACAGGGGGGGCTTCCGGCTCGATGACCCTGACCGCTTCTTCGAGGACTGCGGCAAAGTCTTTTCCGTGGTTGGAGCTGAACGCTCCGGGGACGTTCTCCCAGACCATGTATCGTGGGCGAATAAGCTCACCTGTCCGTCCATTTGCTCTGTCATGCGCTCTCATCTCCCTGATGATTCTGATTTTCTCCATGTACAACCCTGACCGCTCTCCGGCAAGGCCGGCCCTTTTTCCGGCAATGCTCAGGTCTTGGCAGGGGCTACAGCCGATGACCACATCCACAACAGGAGCAGTGTAACCGTTGATTTTGGTTATGTCGCCAAGGTGGATCATTTCTCGCTTTCCCCCACCGGTGACCGGAGCCAGGCCCATAGACACTCCTCGCACCCTGGCATATCCTCGCAGACATCTTCAAGCCTCCCGCAGATAAATGTTCCGGTACTTAGCAGCTTTGCCAACTCCTCGTCCGTCATCTCCCGGATGCGGTCTGCGTTGGTCTTAGGTTTTTCTGTCATATCGCATTTCCTTTCTTTCTACGCCTTACGGCCCATTATCCCGTAGCAACGGCTCTTTCCTGAGCTTCCTCTGCAAGCATCCGCTGGATAGCCGATACTACGTCGGCATCAAGTTCCTGCTGTGGCTCCGGCTTTTTCGGCAGCTCATCCGTCCACCGCCCCTGATTCAGCCAGGTGGCCGGATTCGGGATGTACTGGCCGCCGTCCTTACTCCATTGGCTACTGCACTTCTGGCGCTCAATTGCCGCCACAAGTGTTTCAACAGGGACTTTCACCCTGTCGAAAGCTTTCCGAGCAGGCTGTTTGCCAACTTTCGTCGGGTAGGCATTCCAAAAAATCTCGAATTCTGCGTCTGACCGTTTCGCCCCCTTGGGGGCTATAGGGGTAATACTATTGGTTTTGGATTTGGCTTTGGTTTTGGATTCGGTTTGGCTTTTTTGGGTTTCTTCAAAAACCGATGGGTTATTTTGGGTTTCCGAAAAACCCATTGGGTTATTTGGGTTTTCTTGGGTCTCTTCAAAAACCGCTTGCTTTCTCGGTCTCCCGCCTTTTCTGCCGTTTTCAGCGTTGGATGTGTTGCGCTTTTCGTAGCTTTCATTATACCGATCAATGGTGTTCCGGCAGCGCTTCCAGAATAGACGCTCGATTCCTTGTAACTCCGGCTCTTCGCCGCTGATGGAATACACCTGCATAGCCCGTATCAAGCGGCCATATTCTTCATCACTCAACCCGTCCAGCTCTTCCAAAAACTCAAACGGAATGGGCGTGTACTCTCTAGCCATAGGCTACACCTCTCTTATCTGGATACCGTACCGTTCTAACATCAGCTTTTTCTTGATCCTGTATACTTCGGTCCTGTAGCCCTTGGCATCCTCAACGACGGTCTCACCATTCCGGATGTAGCAAAAGTCGGCTATGTAGCTGCACTCATGTTCCAGGAGCTTCCCGGGCTTCCTCTGGCCTTTCCTGGGGCCTTTGGTGTAGATCGCATTGCTTGGGGCGTGCTGGTCGGGGATCAGTTGGAATTTGGTTTGCCGCTGGAGGAAGGATATCACCCCGGCACGTTCCAGAAGTTTAAGCTCCCGGTATCGGGCCGCCTCTCGCTTGCTGTCGAATTGGATGCCGTCCACCATGATTTTGGTATTTCCGTATTTTCGTCTTCTCATTGGGGCCTCCTGGTTTTATTACGGCCCTGGGGCGGTGTGCCCCAGGGTGATATCAGTTAGAAGGGCAGCTGGGCGTCGTCATCCTCCAGCATCGCGAAGTCAGAGTATGGAGCGCTGGCGGGAGTTGAGTAGCTGTCGAAGGTAGGAGCGTCATAGCTTCCAGCCGTGGGGGCTGGCTTGTTCTTCAAAGGTTTGTCCTTGGGAATGGTAAAAGCTCCATCTTCCACGGCGTCCACACTGATGGCCCGGAAGGGACGCACGGCCCAGCCGGTTTTCCCTTCGTATTCCCATTCCTCATTTCGGAACAGGATACCGATTTCTTTCTTTCGCAGGGACCGCTCGTCCCAATCCCAATGGTAGCCCCGGTTGGATTCCTCCACAGCGGTCGTAAAGCCCTTTAAAATGGATTTCGTCCACTCGTCCTTGTCGCTTCCGTCGTCCTTGGGCAGCCAGAGGCGCAGGACGCCTTTCCACTTCTTATCTGCCCTCTGGTTCCGGTCAAAGTCCTCCTTGTAGTATCCGGCCCACTCACCGGCGGAGATGTCAAACCCCACGTACAGCTGGTCGCCGTAGCTGCTGTTTTGGATATTGGCCTGTACGATGGTGCAGACGTAGGCACCCAGGGGGAGTTTTTGGCGATCAGATGCTGCCTGGACATTGTCCCAATTGTTCGGTCTGGTAATCATTTTTTATCGTTTCCTTTCTTGTTGAGATCATAATATTCCCGGATGGTGTTATCTACGGCTTTCAAATCATTATCAATTTCAGCAGGGAACATTTCCATCGGAGATTTACAGGTGTTTGTCCCGTCGCTCTGGGTCTCAAAGACGTGCTTCTTGCCGTCCGTGTAACACAGCAGGACGATAGAAAATAGGCCCTCCAGGGTTAGCTGATTGTCCAGCATCTTGCCCAGTGTCTTGGCCCGTGTCTTGCCGGTGTTGCTGTCCTGGTCGGTGTGATGCAGGAAGTACACGATTACGTCCGGCGGGGTCTGGGTGATGACGAACTGTACCAGATTGTAAAAATGCAGGGCCATATCGGTATATTTGCCGTAGCCGGTCTCCTTGGCCTTGGCGAAGGATTCAAAGCACATCAGGTATTGGCTGTCATCAATAACAAATGCTTTTTTGGGGCTGTTTTTGATGGCCCCCATGATCCTGCCATAGTCGCAGGTGTTGGCAATCGGCAATTTCTTACGGAAGGGGAGAGGCTTACCGGCCACGTTGATAATACTTACATCGGCAGGCTCAAAATTCCGCAGGCTGGCGGATTTACCACTTCCGGATTCGCCCAACACAAGTACTGGAATGCCCATTTAAATTCCCTCCTTATCCTTTTCCCACAGGCCGCTTTCTTCCGGCCTGTGAACTCTTGCGTTCATGTAGATTTCCTCGTCCATCAGCGGATCCTCAAACTCTCGCCCCGGTCACCCAGGACGGCGAAAGGAAGGGATTGACCATTTTCTAGGGCTTCCCGGATTTTGCCCATATCCGGCTCTCCGGGTTTTCTCCATCTCTCCGGGACCTCATCTAGGAGCTTTACAGGGCGACTACCGCCGTTTCCTTGGATGGCGAAGGAGTACAGGGCAGTTTTAAAACTTGTCCGGCCTGTTGACTTCATGGAGGCGTATAAGGTAGCTTTCAAGCGGTCACGGCGATTGAGGATAAACTTTTTACGTTCCTGGAGACGCTTGATTTCTGCATCGATGGTTGCAGCATCACCAGCCAGGTCTCCAATAAATCTGGCATAATGGTCGGCTTTGATGTCCATGTCAGCCTCGATCATTTCGAGGGTATCAAAAACCGCCGTCTCGTCTGCTTCTGGGTCAAGGAGTTTTTTGAAAACCTCGTCCCATTCTTGGGCCATATCGTTCATAGTCAGATTCATATTGACAAATCCTTTCTTAACGGTTAAAATAACCGTGTTATCTAATTCCTTTCTGCGTGCCGCTCCTGGGTCTGATCCGCCCAGGGGCGGCTTTTTATAGCAGCTCAGCAGTTTCAACGCCTAGTGCCTCAGCAATCCGGCCCAGCAGGGACAAGGACGGCTCTTTCACGCCTGCCTCCACCCGGGCAATCATGGTCTGCCCCACAAGTACCTTTTCGCCAAGCTCCGTCTGAGTCATCCCGGCAGCTTCTCGCAGGGCCTTCATTTTTTTGTAGTTCATACATTTCACCTCACAGATAAATTTCATCTTCTACGCCGTGGATTTCGGCGGAACTTACCAGGTCGCCTTTGCAGTCGTTGCAAATGGTCAGAACCGTTTGCCCCATTCCCAGGGAAAACTTTACCTCGCCCACCCGGATCAGGCCGCCGCAGCAATCGCACTTGATAGCATCCCGGTCCGCTGCTGCTTCTCTGGCCTCTGCCTGGGCGGTGGCATCGTAACAATACGGGATCATACTAGCCTCCTGTTATCTACAGCTATTCTGGAGCCTGGCCCGGTTGGCCCGGACCAGGGAAAACACATCTTCGTCCTGCCTGTCAAAGTCCCTGGCTTGCCGCACATCACAGCAACCCGCTTTTTATTGCAACATCCGAGTAATACAACCCGTTTGTCTTGCGAACAATTCTGCAACTATCCCCAGTTGCAAATTTTTTTAGTGCTGATTGCAACACAGAACACGCTTCAATTCTTGCGCTTAGGGTATTACCTTTGCAATTCATTAAGAAATTTCTGAAAGCAATCGCTGCTGACTCTGAATCATCTTTTGCAAACCCAGTGTTTACAACATCGACAAAACGAAATAGTTTTTGCTCGTTATATCCAGCCAAAATAGCGCTTAAAAGTCCGTATGCAGCCCATCCGTTTCTAAAGGTTTTGAACGTTCTTGTTCTGCTTTGGCATAAGGCTGATAAAATGCCTTGGCTGTTTTGGTGTTTGACCAGAAAATCGTGAATTTCATTGTCAGACGGCATTGTTATGTTTTTGACATAGTAAAAATGGATTCTGGCCATTGCTGGTTCCCATTTTTGCACATCGTAATGCATATTCATTTTTAACCATTGTTCTGTATTGCGATTTCGGCCACGGTCAAAAGTTGTGCAATCTGAATCACGCATTACTATAAATTCGGCGTTTTTTCCGGATTTAACAACAGCGTTTAGTCTATGATGTCCATTAACCAAATGTCCTTCCTTGTCAAAAGTGATTGCATCGTTCGAGCAATCCCACGACTCATTTTCCATATCACGGATATATTTTTTTACATTTTTCATGTCTAAACGCCGATTCCCGGCGCTTGTTTCCAGATATTTAGCCGCAATATCTGGTGTTATCAGCTCGAAACATACAGTTTTCGACATTCTACACCCTCCTTGCTCGATTAAAATGCCCGGGCGATTTCACCCACGGCCCCGGCCATGGCTACGCCGGTGACCATTGCGGCGTACCCTGTGTGTATCGCCCCGGTCCCGCCCAGGATTGCCGCAGCTCCGGCCAGCATCGCCGTTCCCGTCGCCACGATCACGCTCTCCAGGCTGGGACCTGTCCAGGCTGGGGCCGTCCTGGTAGGGCGGCGGTTGGCTTTGCAGGCCATACTCACCGCTTGGTCCATTTCCATTTCATACCGCCGGTCACTCTGGCGGCGGCTGATCCGCTCTTGCATTGCCCGGATTTCCTCCGGGGTTGCGTCCTTGATGCTCATGTTATCCAATCCTTTCCACTTTTCTTGCTGGTGGGAGACGGAGTTGAACCGCTCGTCCATGGGTGTGAAATCCCAGGCATCAACCGTGCCCGCCATATGTCCGGGATTGCCCGCCCGGTCGGGGCCGTCTTTCCGGCTGCCAAATTAGGAGGTATTCCGATAGGGGAGGGCGGACTTGAACCGCCCTTCCGTAGGGAGAAGAGATGTAAGAACCCTACTCGCCGTGCTGGCCCCCCGTATCTACTGATTTACGCACCCTCTGGCGAAGGACTTGATCTCCTTCTCGGAGTAGCCCAGGAAAAGGAGAACTGTAGAGATGTCGGGTTTTAAGAAATCAACCAGCTTTTGTATGGTGGTAACGCTCATTTTGGTATCACCAGCTTCGTTTTTTCGAAGCGTAGAAGCGTCAATACCAATTTCTCGTCCAAGGGCCTCCATGGAATCAATATCGATGTCACAGCGGCGCATCTTGATCTCCTTCCAAAAGGCTTCTTTTGCCTTTATTCGGTCACACTCGGCGTACTTTTCCGCTAATTGCCTGATTCTCGGCATTGTCTCCAGCTCCTTTCTGCTTTTTGCCCTGCCATCATCAGCGCCTGGCGGGCGGTCCCGGCGGACGGCCCGAAGGCCGTTTCGGCTTATTTGGCTTTCTCCCTATACGGAGCAACATCACAGTCCCGTACAATCTGTATCAATCCGTTATTCGCTTCGTAACTTTTTTTCCCGTTTTCTTCTATGTATTTAAGAGTTACAACAGAGCCGATTTGGAAGTGGTGGTGGCAGTCCGGACTTTTGTTCGACATGATGACGAACTTATCGCCAATCTTTGGCTTGCTGGCTTCTTCTAGCTTGCCAGCCTTCTTCTCAAAAAGCCGCTCAACGGCGACCCTTGCGCCCTCCGCTCTGCTGTAGGCATCCTTAGGATTGCACCAGGCGTTCTTGACTTTGACTACTCTTCCATTCTTGTTAAGCTCCGCTACAGTCATGCGACCACAGAAGCGGATGGTAACAGAGAGGTTTTCATTGGCGGGCTTCTTCTGCTCGGCAAGGCCGGAAATCCATTCATCCCTGAAATAGTAGCCAGGAACGCCGAACCACTTGCAGAAACACTTCTGAGTCGGGTCCTTCGGCTTTGCATCCTCACTGTAGTAGTAGGGAATGCCGCCAAACTCTTTCACCATACTGATCGTGATTTCTTTTCCGAGAAATCGTACCATTTCATCAACATATTTTTTGGAATCAGGCCGCTCGCTTACAATCCGCACCTTATCTCCAACTTTATACTTTGCCATATAAAAGCTCCTTTCAAAATGGTTCATTGGGTGATTTCTGTATCGGGCGGGTTGCCCCGCCCGTTGTGTTACTGGTTTACCCGGATGGTGTAGGCGGGAACTCCGTGGGGGAATCCGTATCCGCAAGCCGTATCGTTCCGGTTGGCGGCGTTCATTGCGTCCACCGCATTGCTGGCCTGTTTCAGGCTCTTCCAGCTTTCAATCTTGGCTTCGCAGCCATCGGGGAACTCTGCCCAGATCTCAAAACGCTTCATAGTGTGATCCTCCTAAAATGTTGTCTTATTCCTTGAATTTTTGTTGTGTATGTGCTATATTGTAGGTGGTTTATTACTATGGTCATATTATACACACTAATTTAGTGATTGTCAAGCACTAAATCACTATTTTCGTGAAAAATTTCAGGAGGTGAGTCCAATGAATTTTTCAGAACGTCTACTTGATCTCATGAAAGAAAAAGGGGTTAAGTGGAAGATGGTTAGCGGAGATTTGCAAATTGGAATCAACCAGAAACGATACTGGGAGACGCACGACAATCTTCCGGATGGTGACACGTTAAAAAAACTTGCTGACTATTTTGGTGTTTCTATCCCATATTTGATTGGTGATACTGATGATAGAGGCGCAAAAAAAGCCCCTACGCCCGGAACGAACGTAGAGGCTATGTATATTGCGGAGCTGGCTAACAGTTTGCCGGATCAGCAGCGAAAGGAAGCGGTTGCTTATCTGCTTGCGCTTCGGAAAGAAGCTGATTCAGAAAAGTGACAAATTTTTCCTGTTTTTCCTCCGGTAAATCCATGTAGATGGCCGCAATTTGTTCGGTTGTCATAGCGTTTTCTTCCTTTCGCAAATAAATTTATAGATTAGGGATGTGTTGCCAATGCCAAAGTGTAGCAGGTGTGGTCGAAAAGGCTTTTTCTTGAAACTTGAAAATGGATTGTGTAGTAACTGTGTAGCCACTACCAAAGTGGAAGAGGAAATAAAAGCACTTTCGGAAAAGAAAGATATTCTTCAAGGCGAACTGGATAGGGTTTCTGAAGAGCTCTCCGATAGTGAAGCGACATACAAAAAGTTAGCCGAAGAAGCCAGACAAGACGGTGTCAAACAAGCGGAAAAAGAAATGGCCGATAAAATTGCAGAATCAAAGAGGATTTTGCAAGAAAATCTTTCCCAGGCAACAGCAGCGGAATCAAGGCAGCTGATTGCAATGGAAGCAGAACGGAAGTCTGAAAAGAGTGTTGCGTCAGTAGATAAGAAAATTCGCAAATTCAAGGAGCTGCTTTCTTCCGTTCAAAATGCCATTGATATGTCTGCTACGGATTATCCAGAGTCTCCGGAAGAAATCTCTAGACTGCTGTCGGAATTGGACGATTTACTGTCTCCTTCCGTAAAGGTTGAATTGCAATGCCTTGGTATGCGGGACCTTCGCAAGCGGTACAAAGAAAACGAAAAGCTGATACTGGAAGTTCTTGATAAGTACAAGGCACGCTACACCACCAAGGCCAACTCCGCAATCTACGCACTCACTACCATAGCCGCAATTTCAGAATTGCAGAATGTCCTTGCTAATCTGAAATTTGGAAATCTGGAAAAGTCTGTGGATCAGATGAAAGAGTTTATGCAGAAATTCTATTTGATTGCCGCTGATGGAAACCAGAGCATTGCGCCCACCATGCGTAAATTTATCGGTGAGTTGGAATATCTTTTTGGGCAATCTATCCATATCGAATATGAGTATTATGTTCAAAAGGAACGGGCCAAAGAAGAGCAGCGGGCAATCCGAGAACAGATGCGTCAGGAAGCAGAAGAACGCAGGGCTTTGGAGGCAGAGCGTAAGAAGGTAGAGAAGGAAGAAGCTAAGTACACCGATCAGATCAATCAGGTGCAGGAGCAATTACACGCCACCTCTGATGTGGAAAAGATTACACAGCTGGAAGCCAGATTGAAAGAGCTTCAAGCTCAGAAGGCACAGGTGGAGGAAAAGAAGGAACAAATCATCACATTGCAGAATGGTAAGGCCGGCAATGTGTATGTAATCAGCAACTTGGGAGCATTCGGTGATGATGTGTTCAAAATTGGAATGACACGCCGTGCGGAGCCGCAGGATCGTGTGGATGAATTGGGTAGCGCAAGCGTTCCGTTCCCATTTGATGTTCATAGCTTCATATTCTCGGATGATGCCGTCGGGCTTGAAAACAAGATTCATAAAATACTCAATAATCGCCGTGTCAATAAGGTAAATCTTCGGAAAGAATTCTTCCGCATTTCCATTGATGAGTTGGAGCAGCTGGTAACGGAACTAGAGCCTACCGCAGAATTCCGGCGGACAATGGTTGCAGAGCAATACCGGCAAAGTCAGTCTATCACCGTGGTATCCGAAAATCCGGAGGACGGTATGGATGAGGAAGATGATTGAATAACTAAGTAGACGATAAAGATAAAATCTGTTACGCCAAATTCCACAACACATCAAGCATAGCACAAACTTTCGATTATAGCAACATTTTGAATTTTAGAGCAAATGTTCTATTTGATTATTTTATATTACAAGATATGTCCGTTAAAATGGACATATTGGAAAGAAGGAACAGAAAATGAGATGTCCCAAGTGCGGAAGCGAAAATGTCACGGTTCAGATGGTCACGGAAACCAACTTGAAGATAAAACATCATGGTGTTTTCTGGTGGTTGTTTATCGGTTTTTGGTGGTGGCCCATCAAATGGCTCATCTTCACTATCCCTGCGCTGATCGTCAAAATTTTTGCACCCAAGAAATACAAAACAAAGATTAAACACCGCTCCATGTGTGTCTGCCAGAGCTGCGGCTACCATTGGAAAGCATAACTTTATTATACGCCCGGCCCCCAGTGCCACCGAGGGGCCGGGCTGCCACCGGATCAATTTCCGTCCCTTGCCGGTAAGCACCTTTATGGTACTCAGCCATTGCGTATCCGTAAAGGTGTAATTTAGTAATATAAACACTATGAGAGTAATATCATGTTTTGTCTCGGAAACACAAGGACTTCACAATAAAAACTATGGAAGAAATTAAGATAATACAACAAATTTCGACAATTTGCGACAATCTGCCAGCAAAAATGAAAAAGGCCAAAGAAGAACAGCATAAAACCAATCAGCAAATCATTGACAGCACCGGCCTGAGCGAATCCACTGTGAAAAAATTTTTCTCAGGGCATCTATCCGGTCCAAGCATCTATGATGTTACAGCCATGGCCATTGACCTTGGCCTGTCCTTAGACGAGCTCATGGAGTTGGCTCCGCCGCAAAAGGACCAAACCGCAGAATTGGAACGCTTGCGCTTGGAGCTGGCCCACAAAGAGGAGCTGCTGGAAGAAAAGGATCATGCGATAAACCGGCTGCTGGATAGGAGCCGCATCCAGGAAGAGGGAGTCGCTCTCCGAAATACCCAGATCGTGCAAAAGGATAAGATCATAGCCCAAAAGGATGCGGATATCAAAGCGGTGCGCAAGGCGGATCGGCCACTTATTTTTGGTCTATGCGGCTTGTGCATACTGTTTACCCTCGTCTGGGCCATTTACGTTGTCCTGGATGCCCGTAATCCGGAGCAGGGGTTGATACGGGCAGGGGGGAAAATCTCCGCCATTATCTGGCTGGGTGCTATCTGCGTTGTGGTGCTGCTGGTGGTGCTCCTGTACATTACGGTTAACCGTTGGTATAATCAGACGAAGAGGTAGCGAAAATGGGAAGAAAAAAGAAAGCACCGGATATCCGCCTGCCCAAGATTGAGCAGCTTCCTTCCGGGGCGTGGCACACCAGGGTACTGGTGGATGGCCGCCGGGTGTCCATCACAAAGGATAGCTCCGAAGAATGCGTGGCAGAGTACCTGGCCGTGAAAAGCGGCGTGATGGAATCCAAGAGCCAGGGAGGGCAGAACCGGGTGACACTGGGGGAGGCGGTGGACGCTTACATCGACAGCACCAGGGACCTGGTGCGCCGTGGGAGGCGGTCTCCATCCACGGTATACGGCTATATCCGCTATCGAAATAACACATTTCAATCTGCTATGCGATACAACGTGTACACGACACCAGATCAACGTTGGCAGCAAGCCATTGACGAGGAAAAGAAGCTGGGCCGTTCCTCTAAGTACATCAAGAACGCCTGGGGCCTCATGTCGGCGGCTATCAAAAAAGAAACAGGCAGGCAACCGGAAGTGGTGCTTTTCGAGAAGGAAGAGAATGAGCGTCCCTTCCTGGAGCCGGAACAGATTGATATCTTTGTAGAGGCCGTAAAGGGCCAGCCCATTGAGATACCGGCGCTCCTGTGCCTGTCCAGCCTCCGCCGCTCTGAAATGCTGGGCCTCACCTGGAAAAATGTGGACTTTGCAAACCGTGCAATCTATGTTCGTGGCGCTAAAGTGAGAGGGGAGGACGGGCTGAAGCTAAAGCCGCAGAACAAAACCAAAAAATCCCGCCGCCCGGTGCCTATGATCCCGCCCCTTTACGATGCACTTATGGCGGCCCCAAAGGATTCAGAATTTGTTGTCAACGCCGCCACGTGTACACTGTTTAAGCACATCAACAAGATATGCCAAGAAAACAGCCTTCCGGAAGTCGGTATGCACGGTCTGCGCCATAGCTTCGCCTCGCTGGCCTACCATATGGGCATCCCGGAGATGATGGCGGCGGAGATCGGCGGGTGGAAAGATTTGGGGACTATGCACAAAATATATACCCATTTGGCGGAACAGGATATCGCCAAACGTTCCCGTGAATTCACTGACTATTTTGCCCCAGAGGCCATTAAAAACCGCCAAATTGGCAACGCAAATGGAAACGAAAAATAAAAAGCTCTAGCGCAATGCGTCTTTAACACATTTGTAGTGTGGGTTCGAATCCCACTCTCTCCGCCATAACAAAAGGCCCACTTATCAGATTAAGCGGGCCTTTTGTTTTGCTTTATTCATAATTTTACGGTGATTGAGCATAATTATAGCGGAAAATATTTCCATTGACCGGAATAAATTTCTGCGCACGGGAATTTGTTCCGGGCAGTTTTGGCAACGCTATTGGCAATGGAAAAGCCAGCCTTTTGAGGGCTGGCGTAATCAGTTGCTAAAAGAAATCAGCCCAATAGCTTCTTGTAAGAGGAGGCTGGTGTACAGCGGGCACTCTCTGGAGCCACTGCACCAGTTTTCCACGGTGCGACGTGGGATGTTGTAGAGTCTTGCGAACTTGGCTTGGCTCAAGCCAGTGTAGTTTACGATCTCCCGGAAGGGGCGTGTGAATGCGGTGTAGGCGTTCCGACGATCTACGCTGCAACGGAAACCGCCGGTCTCTGCGTAGTATGCAGGCAGGTCGCTGATGGTTTCTAGTTCGGCAATCAGCTGTGAAAAGTATTCTCTTGTCATTTTTTGCTTCCTTTCTTTTTACGGGTTTTGCGGATGCGCAGGGCGTTGATGGTGGGGTACTCGGCGTTGTACATGCCCTTATCGTAGGGGATGCGGGCTTGCACAGCCTTAACAGTTTTACCAAGTGCGGCGGCAATTTCCTCGACGGTTTGCCCCTGGGAGTGGAGCCTGGATTCCTCCGTCTGGATAGCCCCGGCGGTTACAAGTATCCGGCGGACCTTTTGCTCAGAGAGATTCAGGCGGCGGGCTATCTCTTTTTGGGATAGATCCTGTTCCCATAGGCGGAGGACGGCGGTAAAGGTGGCGTCCATCATTTTGTAAAGCCTCTGTCCGACCCGAACACGCCTTTTCCATCGGTTATCCGCACATCTCGATCGCTATATTTGGCAACAAAGGAAATGATCGACTCCCCTGGATAGTTAAAAGCCTCAAGTAATTCCCCACGACCGTCGAAAAGACGATACTCTCCATCCATACACTCTAAAAACTGGAACGAATCTGGGAATTCCACCTCAAGGGCATCCCACACAAGATCCAGGAACTGGAACTCAACATTCTCAGAATCTTCTGGGCGATAAATCAAGGTTTTGTTGGGGACATTGCCGAAACCACTGCTTACGATGGCTACCATAGCTTTCATAAAAAATTCCTCCTATTGACTTTCGGCGTTCGCCGTGATAAACTGCAGGTGTCTCCCAGAAACGGGAGTGGATTGAAAAATAAATGCTTAAAAGCAAATGGATGAATCAGCGAGAGTTGATGCTCCAGGAGAGGCCCGCCGGTTTCGGCGGGCTTTTTCTCACTCTTTAGGCCGCCCCAGCTTATCGCAGGGGGTGAACCCACCGTTCTGCCAGATCGCAAAGCAAAGCTTTGTGTTATTTCCTCGGTAGTCCTTCTGCCCATAGGCGTAAATCTGGCCTTCTTCAGGGGAGAAGACCACAAGGTCACCGGCTTCGCCGTCTCTGCTGTTGCCGGTGTACATTCCAACATGGGTTTTAAAATCATACTTTCCGGCTGCAAACTTGGCAATCCATGGGGCGGAGTAGCGGCGCTGGTTGAAAGAGTCAAATGATGCGATGATAACGTTTTCCATGCTTATGCCTTTCTGCCCTCGTGCCTCCGGGGCGGGGAATGTGGTTATTCTTCTGAGGAGCGTTCACGGAGAGCAACGCAAAAGGCCCAATCTTCCGTTGTTGGCGGAGTATCCGGGTTTGGGGTGGAAATGGAGCTGCCTGCTGCAATGAGCTTTCCCTTGTACCAATACTCATTAAGCCCTGGGCACTGCTTGACGATTTTCCCGTATTTACTACGATATTCTGCGTACATTTTTATGATCTCCTTTTTGTTTATTGGGATGTCTCCCTTAAGTGTCTTCATTATACCACTCATTGGGTGGATTGTCAATAGGTAAATCGCAAATCTTTACAAATAATTCCCCGGGAAACGAATCTTTCCCGGGGAATATTGCAAGTATACTTTATTCTCTCAGCCGCCGCAGGATAGCGGCATACTCTTTGGGGTACATTGCCTGGATGCAATCCATGTGTTCATCCAGCACGTCCAGAAGCCGGGAAATCCCGGCTTTTCTGGCCGTCTGGACAAACTCGCTTCCGCCGGTGTCTACCGGTTGTGGGGACATGGAATACATTTGTACAGGGGCAGGATCGGCAGAGCGGGGAGCATCCGGGAATAGATGATCCAGGATGGTATAGCAAGAGGCCATCAGCTGGCAAGTGGAGGCCGTGGGCCGCCGTACCGCTTTGCACTCTTCTATGGTTTCCAGCAAATCCCGCTCTGTAAGCATCCGTTATTCCTCCATGCACCGGAGGGCCTTGTCTAAAGCCTCCCGGGTTCTGCTGTCAGGCGCATCATCCATCATGCGCCGCAGCTTGTCGGCAATATCCTCCTTGGCATCGGTCCGGCTGTAGCGGCCCATGCTGTCCCGCTTCCGGCCCCGGTAGCTCACGCTGTCCCGGTATCCAGGCCGTTCGCCGTAGTTACCCATTGCATACCAATCTCCGGCGCTGCTGTACCCTTCTCCCATCATCACCTTGTCCAGGTTTTTGATGGTGTGGGCCAACTTGTCCACGGTATCGAGAGCACCGGCGGACAGTTCGCCCTTTCCGGCGATTTCATCCAGCTCCCGGCACAGGGTATCCCGCAAATCTTCCAAATGCTTCATTTTGTTCACCTCCTGTTACGCCACACGCTCAATCATCAGATTGGCGTTGGCAACATCAATGGCCTGGCCGGAAATGTTACGCACGGACAGCGCCACACAGCAGTTACGGGGCACATCCACAAAGGCGGAAGTCGCCACGTTAAAAGCTTCCCCAGCGGCGGCGGGGGTAACCGTTGCCGTAGTGGTAGGCAGCGCCTCCCCGCCCAGGGCCAGGGCCACACTGATAGCTCCAGCGGTTCCGCCGGTGGGAACGGAGATATTGCCCACAAACAGCACCCGATACCGGGCCAGGGTGGAGCAGCCGTTACAAAGTCCACGTAGGGTTACAAGGCCAGCCCCATCACGGTGAACAACATACCCCCGGTTACATTTCACCGGCGTATCAGTAAATAGCACATTCTGCCCAGCCGGAACTGCCTGGACAGCGTTTGCAGTAAGTTCAACCGCCATGTTCAGCCCTCCTTACGCCACGTTTCCGCAGCCGCAGCCGTAGCCGTTACCGCAGCAGTTGGGATTCGGGACGACATAAGCTGGTCTGGCAGGGGGGTTGTAGTAGGCGAACTGTTCGGCGACATAGCCCTTTAGAACCTGGTTCTGGTTGCTCTGGCTTGCGGCCAACTCGGACATAAACAGCTTCTGGTTCTGCTGAGCGATAATCTGATCCTTTGCCGCCATTTCCTGAGCCGTCAACCGCTGGTCGATGGAGCGGAAACCGCAGTTCATAGCGTCGATGATGTCCCGGGTGGTGTTCTGGATGGTGTTCCGGGTGTCACAGCTCTGGGTCGCCAGATTGTAGTTCACGCCCTGGACCGCCTCCCGGTTCTCGCAGCAGCACTGCTGCTGGGCCATCTGCATCTGGAAAAGCTGTTGCATCAAAGCCGCCTGCTGGTTGCACCGGGAAAGCTCCGCCGCCTGGAAACCGTTGCTCATGTTCTGGTTCACGCCAGCAAACCCATTCAGCATTCCGGTATTCATGGCATAAAAGCCGTCGCAGACGCCATTGTTCACGCTGTCGATTTTCCGCTCAATGTTGGAAAAGTCGGAAGCCAGCACATAGCCGTCCACAGCACCAGCGCCAGCACCACGGCCACCAAAGCCACCGCCCCAGCCGTTGCCGCCCCAGCCGAACAGGACAGCGAAGAGAACGATCCAGATGAACCATTCACCGCCCCAGCCCATGCCGTTGCCATATCCGTTGGCACCTTCGGTGCACGCTCGGACATCAGCAGGGCCCATTTCGTTGGAAATTGCCATTTTGTTTTCCTCCTGTAAAAAAGATATTTATAACAGCGGGTTACCGCCTGTTACCGAAACCAAACATTCCCCGGAATTGATCAAACTGTCCCTGCATCTGCTGTGCCATCTGCTGGGCCTGGTTGAGTTGCTGCTGATTCACCCGGCCACTCTGTACCAGCTGGTTAAGCAATTGCTGGGGGTCTTGGCCTCTCATCTGCTGCATAAACTGGGGGAATTGGGAAATCATCTGCATAGGGTTAGGCATCATTGTTCTGTCCCTCCATCATTTTCTTTAGCTTTTCTTCTACGGCGGAAAGCCGCTGCTCAAATCCGGCGCTAACCGATTCCTGTCCTGCGCTTGCATCCCGTATCTTGTATTCATACGCTACCAGCGGCATAGGCCGCCCGTTCATGTCGGCCCGTTTTTCGTAAAATACCGGCTTGTTGCTGTCCCAAAGCCGTACAAAGCCATTGGCGGCCACAAAAAACGCTTCTGCCGCAGACTCGGACGCTACCCAGATGCGGTCGTCCTGCGTCGCCTGAGAGGCTTGTACTGGTGCTGTAGGTTGCTGTATCGGCATCTGCATTGGTTGGCTATAGCTGCCTGGTGCCACCTGGAAATAGCTCTGCGCCCCGTATGGTGCGCTGTAAGGATAAGGATACGCCATTATTCACGCCTCCAAAAATAGATTGGGTTTTCATCCATAGAGTTCCAGGTGTCGTATAACACGCCGTCCTCCACGGTCACAACGTGGTTTTTCAGGGCCACAATGTAGGTTCCCGCCGGGTGTTCCCGGATAAAGTCACCCACGGTGTAGCAGTCCGGGCATTCTTCTGGGATCGCCGCCCGCCGGAATCCATGCCGCCGGAGGACAGCGCCCCACACATTGTTTGCGCTAGGGAGGTCGCACTGCTCCAAGCCCTCGTTGACTAACTCAATGTAGGATTGATACCAGTCAATTCCTAACGCTTTGGCTACGGCCCGGACGGCGCAATCGCCCACTTTGGCAGCCCGTGGGTTTGGATTATATGGCCTGTATGCTCCCATAGGCACCGCCCCTTTCTGCCCATAGGATAACAAAAAAATCGGTAGAAAAACTATCGTTTTCCTACCGATTTACAATCATATAGTTGTCAAAAAACTGTCAGAAGTCGATATTGCGGGGGAGTACATAGCTGTACTCCTGCACCGTCTCGTATTGCTTGCGCAGCTTTCTGATGTGCCTATCTAATGTGGCAAGGGACATACCGTAAGCGTGGCACTGCTGTACACGGCTCCATCCGGCGGCCCGGGTACGGATTATGTTTTCTTCCAATGGCGTGAGTAGCGCCAGGGAACAAAATTCATCCAAAATCACCCGGTTCCACGGGATCCGGTCCACTTATCACTTAGCCCTCCTGCTTTTTGTAGTTGTCGCTGGAAATTTTCAGCAGCGTACCCAGCAGAGTGTCCACCGCCGTGATAGTTCCAACTACCTGCTCGGTGTAGGGCAGGTTCCACACCGCCGCAATGGCAGCGTAAAACGTAGCCAGGGCGGGCAGCAGGATCAGGGCGATCCATTTCAGGATGTCATAAGTTCTGTTTGTCATTTTCATAGTTTTTGCCTCCTTAAATTAGTCCGGCTTGTGGAAATCTTCCAAATCCGCCAGCCGGTGGTTGATGACTTTGATCTGCTCCTCCACAACAGGAATCCGCTGGGCGAAGTTGTTGTGGGCCCGGACCTCCCGGGTAAGTTCCGCGATCTTTTCCTCCATCACGGCGGTGGCTTTGCTGTTTGCGATCAGCACCCCCACCAGGGAGATCCCGCCGCCGATGACGGCGGAGATCAGAGAAATAATGGCATTGGACAAAATGTAGATCCTCCTGTTACTTATAAAACTGGTTAACGTAGCCCCGGTCCCACCGCCCCACATGGCAGCCCCAGCTATAGAGGCCCACCTCGCCGTCTGTGAGGTGCCGGAGCACCACCTTTTTGAGCTTGGCCGGGTCCCGGTAGTTCAGGTCCACGGCATCGGAGATCATGTGCAGGCTCCCCGCCGCGCCGTTTACCTCTGCGTTGTGGGTTTTGCACCGGTATCCGGAGCCCTTGGCGGTGCCAATGGCCAGGGGCTCCCCCAGGTCGTCCCGGATCTCCTGGGCCAGCTCCATGATCCGCTTGGAGATCACGCTCTCAGTGCAGCAACCTACCCCTTGGCAGTGGATCTCGTGGGCCCAAAAGTTTTTGGTAAGCTGTACATCCACCCCCCTGGGGATATGGTAGCAGCCATCAGAGCGGAGGTACTTGGCAGCGTCAGCAGTCCCGGTGGGTTGGGATGCCGCCGGGACCTTGTCGGGAGGCTTATACACCCGCCCGGCGGCAACAGCGTCCAGCAGCTTGGCTTCGGTAAGAGGGCCAGGGATGCCGTCCGCCGTCAGCCCTTCCGTCGCCTGGAACGCCCTCACAGCGTCCTCCGTGTTGGGGCCGTTGGCTCCGTCGATTACCCCGGGGTCATAGCCCAGGTAATCCAAAAGGCACTGGATTTGTTTAATAGTCAATTTTTCTCACCTCCAATTGTCCCCACCCCCTTTCGGGGGCAGGGCGCTTTTGGTTACTCCTGAACCAGCTCCTCACAGCCGGAATCGATCAGGACTTCCTTAACCTTCGCTTTCAGCAGCCGAGGGACCTGTGCGTAAGTTTTCTTTCCCAGCATGATCTGCTGTGCCCACAACATAGCCATCATTGTTTCTCCTCCTTTCCCAAAAAGTAATGAAAACAGCAGCTTACGCATAAACTGTCTCCGACATCTCTAGCAGACACTCCATGAGCATCTGGTTCTGGCTCTCCAATTCCTTGAGCCGTTCCTCCGTAGGGGTGGGGCTGGGCTGGGTCTCCTCCTCCGTGGCCCCAACCAGGCCCAGGAGGGCGGTTTTGGTGTTATCCATTAGCGCTCACCTCCGAGAGTTTTGTGATGTACTGGATTTTTGCGGGAACATCTATAGCAAAGCCCTCATCCGCCTTTGGGTGGTGCATGGTGATGGAGCCGCCAGCCTCCACCGGGAACGGGGCCAGAGATTCACCCATCAGGTTGGTGATGTCTGTGGTGATGGGGGCGGCCAGCTCGTAATAGAGGAGGGTCCCACGGATATAGGACAAAAAGGATGCTATGTCGCTATACCCGCTGTGGATAAGCACCAGCCTCTTCGCGGTATCTTGTGACATAGTCCCATCAACGGTCCAGCTATCTCTGTAGCGTATGGAAATAAACGATTTGCAGCGGCCATTAAATGCCACGTCCGTTGATACGATCCGCATGCCCTGAATTTTTGCCCGAAATGTATTTTCTTCTTTGGTATAATCCAGCGTCCCCAAATCCACGCTCTCCACCCGCTGCACATACTGCCAGCCGTTTTCTGTCCGCTTCACCGTGTTGGCAACAGAGCCAGCGCTCCAGCCGTAGCCGGGGAGCTGTTTCACCGCATCCGGGATGGGATGGGTGGTCTGATGGTAGGGGGAGTAATCGGGCGAGGCATAAGGCAACCGGATCATTAAATTCGCAATGCCAAAAAAGTCATTGGATTCGCTGTAATCTAAATAGAGCGCTATAATGTCGCTGTTCATAACCACATTTTCTATTTTTTGGGGGGCGCAAGATGCGTCAGATAACAAGTAACTAAAAGCCGTCCCATTCGGACGAACAAAAACTATCCTTGCGTTTTTGCTCATGCGCATGTTTAATTTCGGTTCAATTCCTTCTGCGGATATTACGGCACCTGAAGGAATACTGATTGGGAATCTTTTCCTGTATATTCCGTTTGTGCCATTTCCTTTGATATAAAGGATGTCGCCATCGACCTCAGTATCATTGGGCCACCATGCCTGTAACGCTTGGATGCTGATGAGGTTGGCGCCCTGCTCCACCACGCTATCCACCTCCGCACTCATCAGCTCTCCGGCGTTGTACTCCGGGTGGGCCGCCGCATACGCCTCGATTTGGGCAATGCGGGGATCGCTGGTATCCATCGGCTCGTTGCCGGAGCCGTAGAGGAGGGTGAGGTCGATGAAAACAGGTTGTTTCATCTGGAGAACACCTTCATAGTATCCATTATCAGTTGTTGCAATTCGGCTGCCAATCTTGGCTGGCCCGGATGTAATTGCCTTTGCTATTACGCTGGATCGCACGAAATCGCCCGTTCCGTTTGCACGTGGATCAACATTAAAAACACCCGAATTACAGTATGGTGCATAATATCTAGTACCGGCTTCGATTTTTGCAGTTGTTGCGATGTAATAGTAGTGGTTAATTGTAGCCATACAATTATCATCACTTGATTTAACACCAGGGTTAGGCCCTTTACAATTTGCTGTAATTATCCCGTCGGCTACGGTTAATACGGTCAAACTGGCTTCGATAAATCCGTCAAGGCTTGCCAGTTCTGCGTTTTGGCACAGCTGATTCCACGCCACCGTCGTTCCACCCCACTCCATCACCGCCCCGGCCTTGGCACCGCTGGGCACCTGCCGCTCGTAGGCCTCCTGGGTGTCCTCCTCAAAGTCCCAAGTCTGGCCCTTATTGAGTTCCGCCTGGAATTTAATAGCCCGTTTCATCTTGGCAAGATCGTTCTGGGTGGCCTCCAGATCATCCGCCAGCCCGCCGACAGATTCCGCAGCCTGCGCCGCCGAACCGGCGGACGCTTCCGCTGCTTTCTGGGCTTCCTGGGCGGCTTTTTTTGCTGCTTCTGCCGCGGCGTCAGCGGCGGTGGTGTCACCGGCGGGGCCAGCTTCACCCTTCGGCCCTTGGGGGCCGGGGTCGCCCTTGGGGCCAACCGGGCCAGTCAATCCCTGGGGGCCAGTTTGGCCCACCTCGCCCCGGTCTCCCTTTTCGCCCTTTTCGCCCTTCTCGCCTTTCTCGCCCCGGAAATCCCCGGAGGCGATTCCGTCTTCCAGCTTTTGCAGCGTCTTGGCGGCATTATCAGCGGCGCTTTCCGCCCGGCCAGCGTCCTGGCTAACCTGCTGCATAAATCCCGCCCAGGCCTCCGGGGCCTCGGTGGGGTCAGGGAGACCATCGGTAATGCGCACTGTGTAGATTTGGCTCTTGGCTACCTCGCCGTTGTCGCCATACCACCGGCATTCCAGTTTGCCCATTCCGGCAATGGCCGTGTCAGCGGTTTGCACCGTCCACACCAGGTTGCCGCCCTCGTGCCGCACGGTTACGGGATATGGCTGCTCCTCCTTAGGCCGCCGCAGCAGCACGGCGTAACTACCGCCAGCAAATCCCGGGGCGGGTAGATGCACCTCGGTAACCAAGTTCTCTTTCAATTTTCCGATATTGATCACGCCATACCGGTCTGGGACGACACGATTTGCCATACTGTTTGGCCTCCTTTAGGTTTTGGATTTCATCCGATGACCACCCCATACTTCGCCAGAATGGCAACGATATCCTCTGTGAGGACTTTTTTTAGTTGACCAGGCGGTAGCTTAGCAAGGGCCGCCGCAATGGTTCTCATGTCCTGCTCCCCATTCTCGGCGGCACGAATTTCAACCAGCCGCTTTTTGGCTCCATTACTCCACGTCTGCATCCGGTGTCACCTCCAAAATGGTCAGCGCATTTTTCATGTCTGCGCCCTCTGCTTGCATTTCTGTAATCTTTGCGAGGATCCTCTGCTTCCGTTCCTCGATGGTCATCACGTCACCCCCAGCGCAGTTTCGATTTGGGACAGGGCAGTTTCATACTCTGCGTTCTGTGCGGTCAAGGTTGCGTACTGTTCTCGCTCATACTCACGTTGGGCGGCATCCAGCTCGTCCCAGGGCTTCCATGGGGCAACCATCTCGCCCTGGAAAATTGCGCCATCAGAACGTACCCAGGTAGAGCCGGATGGAACAAAGCGGTAGCCCTCAATGTAGGCGGGGCACTTGCCGGTGAATGCGTCAGTCTCCACAGCGGTCAGACCGGGGCTGGATGCGGTATGGCATTTGTAGTCGGTGTCGATGTAGATTGTCATGCAAAACCCACCTCCATTACATTTACGATACGCTTGTCATTCCAACCGCTTCCACCGGTATTGATGCCGGCGTAGACATACCACGTTCCTCTTTCCAACGTGCTAATATCCAGCGATACGGTGTTTTCCACATAATCCTTGATATCTACTTCGGTTTTCAGCGCCGCATTACTTCTGTTTGCATTGGCATCTTTTGCTATCATAATAGCAAATCTAGTATTAATTACTTTTGTCGATACAAATTGCGCCCTCATGGTAACGGTCTTATTTCCATCAAGAGATAGCGGTCCAAACACAACGTAAGCTTCTCCAGCATTTCCACCGCCATTTGTAGTGGCTGTATAATACGTGTCTGCATATTGGATTGAGCCTTTTATTACTTTTTCAGTGTGGTCAGTAGAGAAAACGCCGTCTTTGTATAGCGCAAGGAATCCAAACTGTACCCATGCACTGCTCTTGTACACGTAGCCCTCAACGGTTTTCCAACCCCCACCGCTGTACACTTGGGACATTGCCAAATGCAGCAACACCGCATTTTTCCGCCCCACGTTGATTTCCACGCCGGTATCCGCTGTTTTGAGCCACACCAGGCCCTCTGTGCCGGTCTCTGGCTGTGTGGGGCTGAGTGCGTAGCCGGTAATGGCTGTGGTAGTGTTTATCCATATGGTGTTCTCCCGTGGTGCCGTGGGCTGTGTGGTGCCGCCTACAACTTTCAGGTTTAGTCCACCGCCACCAGAACCACCGGCGTTTGTGCGTCCAATCATTATTCCATTACCCCTTCCAGCAGATGATTGTCGGGATATCAACAGCTTCCTCCGGCTGAGACCCAGCATAGATGTAGATACCGCCGTTATAGCTCTCCGCCACAGGCGCAAAATCTGTATTTGCGGCGGCCTTTACACTGTACACCACCTCAGGAATCATTGAGGCATTCACCCCTTCCAGGGCCACGGCGGCCCGATAGGGGAAACCTTCTGCGTCGTAGGTGCTGTTTTCCAAAAATGCGGATACGGGTACGGTGGTGTTTTTAAACAGCAGCTTTTTCAGCTCAACGGCGGTACCCCCTTGCAGTTCCTCCAACTGCTGCTGGATGGAGGATAGCAGCCCCTCAAACTGCTCTTGCATCGCGCTTGTATCAATCTTCACCTGCTCCGTCACCAGCCCACAGACGGTTGGGTCCAGCCGCTCGTCTGTGATATCAGCGGCGGTGATGCTGGTAGCACCTGCCTTGATGCTAACCCTTGCCAAGCTCAGCTGCCGCAAAGCGTCGCTGTTGGTCAGGGCAGGGGGGACGGCGGTAATGGCGGATGTACCCGCAAGTACCTTGATTTCCGGTAGGTCGGCGTATCCGGTGGTTTTCCATTCCACGATGATCCGGTCTATCCGGTCCAGGGCGGAATCAGCAGGGGACAGGCTCAGTTTTATGGGGTTGCCGCTGTCCTTCTGAGTACTGTTCCACCAAACCACGCCGTCGGCATCGGCATTGGTGATCCAGCCCACACCGTCGGTGACGCTTACAACCATGCCCCCGGCGGACTTCACAGCGGCATTATTCTCCGCCCCAAACACGCCGGAAGTACGCCCATGCAGCCAGCGCATAACGTCCTGAGCGCCCTGGTATTCGTCTTTGTTGTTCGGAAAGCTCTTAATTTCCATGTTTCAAAATCACCTCGTCAATCGCCGTCAAAGTCGGTTCGCCCAGCACAATGCTGGTGGTCTCGCCGTTGCTATCCAGTTTGTAAGAGTAGCCGGTCACCTGGGCCTGGAAGGATACGCCGAACCGGTTAGACACGCAGGAAACCGTGTCTCCGATGTCGTATCGCACACCAAATTCCTCCGGATCGATGGTCACCGTGAAGCTTGTACGCTTTAAATACTTGCCCAGGTCAAGCGCCGCCTGTTCCTCGGCCCGCTTCTTAACGGCTTTTCGGGATTCATTTTGCTCTGCAATCACAGATGTGCCGATCCACACCTCCCGCCGGTCGTCACCTTTGGCTGTACCAACCTGGGTTTTGTAGGTTATATCGTTGTGCTTGTACTCTATCCAGGCGTAGTTTTTAAAGGTAGAATCGTCCTCGTTGATAACCAGGTCTGTACAGGTGCCTTGCTCCTCCACGAAAGCAACGGCATGGATACCATCGGTGCGGTCTACGCCCTTGAATATCTCAAAGGTCCACCTCAGCTTTTCTGTGTCCCACAGCATCCGCCGCCCAAGCTTTCCGTAGTCCAAAACCTCCGTCACCCGGTCCAGCAGCTGGCCGCCGTTGATAACGCTTTCGTCTTCGTCCTCGGTCTCCGGGTCGTCCTTCTGGAAGGTCTCCGCCAACCCTTTCACCGGGGCTAAGTCGATGCGGCTCAGGCCCCTGAGATTCTTGGTGATCAGGTCGTAGGTGTCGGCCTCAATGTTGACGATTTGCCGCTTTTCCGCCACAACTCGCTTGTTCAGCAACCAATCGGAGGTGTATCCGTTGGCGGTTATTAGACGCTTTGTGGTGTCGCTCTTTACGTTTACCAGGATATAGGTGGTCCCCCGGTCCGTGTTATACACGATATTTCCTGGCTTTAAGGCGGTAATAGCGTAGTCGTCCAGCGCAACAACGATGGAGATTTTACCCACATCGTTATAGTTCTCGCTCATGGTGATAGCGGTAACGGCATACAGGCCATATCTGGTGGGCAGGTTCGCAGGGTAGATTTCCAGGCTCATAGCACAACTCCTGTTTTTTCAATGGCGTAGTCGATAGATACGCTCAGATTATTTTTCCCGCTGTCCGCTTCTGGTTTGATGACGTTGTCGCCAACTCTCAGCCGGTAGAACTTGGATTTGATGTCCAAAGCACCACGGCACTCTCCATCCGCAGAGGATGTGACATATACCCGGTCGTGGGTGATTTCCACCACAAGCCGCTCACCGGCTACCATGCTCTTTTTCACCAACAGGTAGTTGTTGGTCTTGGCATCGATAATTTTCGGGTTCGTTACAGCGTCCAGGGCTGTGAAAGTAACCGTAAACGGGACTTCCAGCTGTCCAGAGTTGTGGATGGTGATAAACTGCCGTGTAACCACCTCGCCAAACCGGTAAGGCCTGCTGATATTCCACGGGAATTTAAACCGCTTCTCTACGCCGCTCAGGGCGGCATAGGCATTCTCACCCTTCATCCAGTAGGGATATGGGGCCAGGAGCGCAAACTGGAATTTCGCCTGCCGTGGCTTGGCTTCGATGGTTGGCGTGCCGGTAGGGTGGACCTCCAGGTAGTAGTCATCACAAAAGAGCTTTCCGCCCAGGTCAGGCCGGACAACCTCCATAAGCCGCTCCTTTTTCTCTGGCTGGCTGTCTCCAACGATTATGCCGGAAATGGTCACCGGGCGGCTGTCCACATTGGCAGATCGGATGGTAGTCCCGGTCTGCCCGATGCCCTGAGCCTCGCTGATGGTAACGCTTACGGTATCAATGCCCACGGGCTTGCTGATGAGGTAGCCCCCATCATAGGTGAGGGTAATGGCTGCGCCGTCATCATTTTTATAAACAAATGTTTTCAAAAGATTGTTGAGTGCCATTACAGTGCCCACCTCGCTTGTTCAAACATGGCCTGTGTTGCCGCCGCCAGCTGGATAGGAGTCTGTGGCACGGACTGGATATTCTGCACAATGGTGATCCCCTGGCTGTTGCCACGCCCCCGGCCTCTGCGCCAATCCTCAGCCTCGGGGGCGTTCAGGATTGCTTCTCCTCGGTGTAGGATAGCGGGCATCCCGTTGTAGGGGACATAGTCCGTACCGATTGCATAATGTCCGCCAATCCCGCTGTGACTTCCATCTTCATAGCTTACGCCAACACTTACAGACCTCCCGCCGAACAGGCTATCCCACAAACCGTTAAACCAACTTACAAGGCCATCCCATGCGCTTGATATACCATCTATAATATCTTGCACAATTTGTCTACCAATACCCAAAATCTGAGACGAAGCATTATCAAAGGCAGACACAATTCCGTCAATAAGCTGCGGAATAGCTTGTATAATATCTGGAATAGCTTTGACTAGTCCCTGTATTAATGATAGGACAAGTGTAACACCAGCCACCAACAATTGCGGTGCATTTGCAACAATGAAATTAACCAGCTGCGTGATAATCTCTGTAACTGCTTCTGGTATCTGTGATGCAGATTCCATAATACCGTTACAAAGCATGGTTATCAGCTGCGTTGCAGCACTAAGGATTTGCGGCAAATTTGCAATTATTCCATCGACAAGTGAAGAAATCAGTTGCCCACCCATCTCTAACAATTGCGGTGCAGCATCCAAAATATATGAAAGCCCTTCTTCGATGATTGCAGGTGCGTCGTTACTGATAACGTCGCCCAGTGTGGTAAGCACTTGCCTAACCACAGGCATTACATTTGCAAGTACAGTCTTTGCGGAATCAATTAGCTGCGTCGTTAATTTGCCAATGTCGGCTTTGCTGTTACCTAGCCCTGTCAACCAGTTTGTCCATGCCGCTTTCATGGCGTTCACAGATCCGGAAATGGTATGCTCGGCTTCCTCTGCCGTAGTCCCGGTGATGCCCATCTCGGTCTGAATGGTGTGGATTGCCTCAACAACATCAGCGTAAGACGATAAGTCAAATTTCTTCCCGGAAATTTTGCTTGCCTCAGCCAGCAGCCGTTCCATTTCGGTTTTTGTGCCGCCGTAGCCAAGTTTCAGGTTGTCCAACATGGTATAGTTTTGCTTGGCGAACCCCTGATAGGCATTTTGAATACTTTCCATGCTGCTGCCCATCTTGTTTGAGTTGTCCGCCATGTCTTTCACGGCCATATCCGCATATTGTGCGGATTTCAGAGTATTTCCGCCCAAACTGCTATTTAAGGCTGCCGCAAATCCGGTAACGGTCTCCATGTAGTCATTTGCAGATAGTCCGGCGTTTTTATACGCTTCGTCTGCATTTTCCATTACCGCTTTTTGAGCTGCCATCATTTGAGAGTATTGTGCCGTTGCTTCCTTTACAGGCAATCCGGACGCTTTTGCAAACTGGTTAAACGATTGTTCGCCGGCACCAAACAATGTTTTTACGCCGCCAACAAGCTGCTCATAATTCGAATAGGTTTTGACGGCCATTGTGGACAGAGTAGCAATAGCACCAGCGGCAACAGTTGCGCCTTTTGCGGCAAGTTTCATTCCGGCCCCGGCGGCAGCCCCAATCTTGCTAAAAGCAGTTGTTGCCTTTTTGCTGATATTCCCGATTTTGTTGCTCGCCTTATCGTCTACACTGATTTGCACAAACAGATCAAGTAAACCTGCTATTGTCTTCACCACCAATCTTTTCCAGCTTTTCGCTTATATCCTCAATGATCTCCTCCGCACTCCGTTTATCGTTGTCAGGAGGTTCCAAAAGGTCCGCCAACCGTGTCTGCACATATTCGCCATTCACAACCATTGCTGTATTCTTGGATATGCTCATAATGGCATCTGCAAAATAGCAAATGATGGTCTTTCGCTGATTTTCCAGATTTATTTCATCTGTGATTTTTGCCAAAATGTGCCGAAATTCGCATATCGGGAACCACGCAGGAGGAATCGAAAACAGCGCCCGCCGGTAACTTACTGCGCCAGCTGAAGCAACGATGTAAAAAAACTGATAACGTCCTTGCGTAACAGCACAATACTTGCCGTCACAATGGCGTTCGGCGCTTTCTCGCCATCTTCCAGCACCCACAACCTATCCAGCACAGCGCCGGTCTCCTTGGGGTATTCTTTGCAAAGCCGGAAATAAATTTTTTTAAAATTCCGCTTTGCAACAGTTTCCTTGTTTTCTCCATCTGCAACGGGAGTACGCAGCGCCATAATATTGCTTACCTTGACAAGCTGCTCCACAGCGTCGGCAAGGTCGCAAGTTGCGGGTAGCAGCTGCTCATTGGGCAAATCAAACAGAAATTTCATGTCTTTTCTCCTTTACGCTGCAATGTTTTCCTGCACATAGAATTCCATGGGAACTTCGTCCAGTGCGGAAATGGAAACATGGCCCAGCAGCTCCACGCTGACCTGGCCCTTGCCGTTCTTGGTGGTCTGCAAACTGAAACCGCCGGAAGACAGCACATTTTTCAGGCAGATAGCGGCCAGACCGCCGTCGCCCATGTCGCCAACCCACCACAGCGTGTCGGTAAAATCAGTGCTTTCCAGTGCGGCCTTGGGAACAATCTTGTTTCCGCTGACGGTAGCAGCGCCAAGAGCCAGCTTCAGTGCGGCGGCGGTCATGGTTACCATCGTGAAGCTCATTTTGCACTCCCAGCTTTCCAGCTGCTTCAGTTCCTTGGTGTTGTTTGGCACATTGTCAATGTCCTCGCCGTCATCAACGTAGTTCGCCACGCAGCTGGCCTGAATGCCGCCGGTGGTGGCGCACACAATGTCCGCGTCCGCAGGCTTTGCAGGATTTGCGGGGTCAAATTTGTTCAGGATCATGCCCGCTCCACGCTGAATATTTTTGAAAGCCTCAGACGAAATCTGAGTAAACATATAGTTTTTTCCCTCCTATACAAAAAATTCGGCGGTGATATTTAAACTCCGCCGTTTGATGGTGTTATCCTCATCCGGCACGGCCCGCAAAAATGGGGAGCCTTTTGTAAGCCAGATATAGCCGCCGTCAATATCGACCAGACAGCCCTCCCGGCCTATTGCGTCCCCGATTTGCATCCCCTTCGCTGTGGGTACTGCCTCGGATTCGGTCTTGTACCAGATGTTCACCACCAGTCCAACCGGCAGATCATCAAATCCAGCCGTGGCGAACGAGTATGTGATATATGGCATTTCCTGCTTATCCGGGACAGCTGTCTCCGGGAAGGCAGGAATACCAAAGCTGTTAAAAAACTGATGGAGGGCCTTGTCCGCTGTCATTGGGTCAGCTCCCATCTCTCCGCTGTCACCTGGCACATATCCAGGGTGCCAGTCTTGGGGGACTGCTTATCAGCCCCATTGCTGGTTGCCCGGAAAATCGTGCCGTCGGACAAACGTTTGAAAACGTCATGGAATTCCAAGACAGTGCTCCGCCTGGTGATCACGGTGTAAACAGAGGTAACACCCTCTTTTTCGGCCACTCTGGCCTGCAGGGACTGGTCCAGGACGATATTAGCTTCAAATTCCGCCCCTTCCGTCCATTCCGTGATCCAGCCGCCAGCCCCATCAGGAGTGCGTTTCTTCTCCATCAGGACGCATTTATATTTCAAAAAATTGTCCAGTAGACTCATAGCTTCCTCCATGTCCGCAGCCGGGGACCAAATACCGTCTTCCAGCTCGTTGGTTCGCCGGTGCTTCCGCTCGCTTTGACGTAGGAATACTCCCCTAAAGATTCGGACTGATACGGGCTTTCCAGCTCCTCAGCGTGCTTTGACTGCCAAGCGCTAATTTCATCCGCCATGGCCAGCAGCTCCGGCGGTATGCGGCACTCGGTCACATACCCGGTCAAGGACTCGCCTCGCAGGTCCCAGTTACCGTACACATGGAGTCCATCATTCCGGCGGCTCCCCTCAATCAGGTAGATGTCCCCGTCTTCCAAACCAGGGAAGGTGATGTGCCCGTCCTTGATAGGCTCATCCGCACAGGTCCACCGGTCGCCAGGGAAGAAGTCGTGGAGGTATCGCAGGATTTCATAGAGGCTTACCGCCGATTCGGGTTTCTGTTCCATTCCGCTTTCTCCTTCCTTGGCTGCTGGCCCTTCACGGCGGCCAGAATATCCGCTTTGTTCATTGCGGCACTGACTCCGGCAATGCCGTTTTCCTTGGCGTATTCCAAAAGCTGGGCTTTTGTCATGCCGTCAAAGTCCACGGCTGCCGGTGCGGTGTTATCAATGGTCAGGGCCGCTTTTAACCCCCCGGGGTAACGGTGGCAACAGCAATACCGTCCAGGTATTCCGCCCACAGCTTCATGCCCATGATGGCGTACATATCACCGGTAGCACGGCTGTAGTCGCCCTCCACATGAACACCGATCAGGTTGGTTTCGCCCTTCACAGTGTAGTTCAGGCCCAGCTTTGCAAAGTCGCTATCGCTGGGGTCTACATAGTACAGGTCGATGTTTTCCACAGGTGTAGCGATAACCTTACCGGCGGCGACATACTTATCGGGCAGCAGGAACAGGGTGCTGTAGCCCAGGAAGTTCTGGACATAGGTCAGGCCGAACATGGTCTGGGTGGTAATCTCCTTATCGCCCAGGTAGTCGTAGAAATCCATGATGTTGGCAAATCCAACGACCTCGGTCACGTCCTTGTCCATGCCCATGAATTTGGCAAGGACCTTGCCCTTAGCCTGTGCAAGTGCCTGTTGCCAAGTCTTGGGGGTCAGGGCCAGGGTACCGGTAGCCAGGAAGGTATAGAAGTCGCCCAGAATCTTGTTCTGAAGGGCAACCAAGAAAGCGTCATCCGTCTTTTCCACGGCAACCTCTGCGCCATACTTGGCAACGCCCTCAATGGTCACACTCTTCGCATACTTGGAAACCTCAATGTCACCATAGGCAACAGGGGCTACCTTCATCTTGGTGAATGGGATCTCGTCTCCTTCCGCTACGGTGGAACCGCCTTTCAGGCCGCCGTCCACCTCGGCCTTATAGGATACCAGCTTAGTGCCAGGGGCTTTGCGGATAGGCCGCATAATGCCCAAAATCGTGCGCAGTGCGTCCCAGTTGTCGTCGAACCGGGTCACGAAATCCACCTCTCGGGCGGTAGTCGTGTACTGCGCAGTTGTAGTTACGTTCGTTTTTACTGCCATTTCAACAGCTCCTTTCGATTTTATTCATTTTCGCTTGCTAAGCTTTCCGCAAGCGCAGCCTGCCGCTCTGCGGTAGACAGCAGATACCGGCCTTTATCATCCTTCTTGTAGATTTCAGCCCGGCTCTTTACTCCATCCGTGGTATCGGGCGGTGTCTGGGTCTGGGTTCCGTTCTTTTTGACTTTCCCAACCAGCCCCTTGTAGTCGCCGGAAAGCAGTCCGTCCAGAGCAGCGGTGTCCTTGATGGTTTCCCCATCCAGCGTCAGGCCGTCAATTTCAGCCTTTGCGCCCCGGATCACCAGCGCCATGCTCTCTGCGGGAATGCCCTTTCCCTGGAAATACGCTCTTGCCGCCTTTTCTTTGGCAGCTGCGCTCTCTTTGGCTTCGATTCCGGTCTTGTAGTCCTGGAAGTCCTTGTGCTCCTTTTCGTACTTGGCCTTGTAGTCGTTGCCGCTGCTGTCCTTTTTCAGGTCGTCCAATTCCTTCTGTACGCCCGGAAGCTTTTCTGCGTCGGCCTTGTACGTGGAAATCTGGTCTTTCAGGCCGTTCACGGTGTCGGTGTGGGCCTCGATGATGGTGTCGATCTGTTCATCGGTCAGACCCATGCCTTTGAGAAGCTTTCTTGTAAGTGCCATTTTTTTCAGTCTCCTTTTCTTCGGCCCCTATACCTCGGGGGCGACTGTGATATAAAAACCGCTGTTCTTTTGCGGGTTTTACCAAAAAAAGAGCCGAACAAACCGCATTTTTGCGTCTTGCTCGGCTCCAATTGCCCTTTCCAACACCCAATTATGTTGGAGTAGAATATTTGATTGTTTTTTTTACTTCCAGGACGACATACCCGCCGCCCTTGCGCCGTATCTCTACATCGTTCCCACGCTTCAAAATG